ATAAATACAATATAAGATATATGTTTTCTAGTTTACATTCAATGCGATTACAAAAAACGTCTCATTCAAAGAATAATTTTTTAATGAATAAAAAATGGCAAAAATACATAGCAGAGTGTAATGATAAATATCTAGAAAGATTGGTGGTTTTAGAGAAATATAAAAAACAAAATGAACTCTTTTTTGCAAACTACAACAAAAATCCTCTTTTTTTGCCTACTTTTTATATCCTCTATATATAACGAATATACATGTCTTCATCTTATGATTCAAATTTGTTACAACTTCAATCATTAGAATTACAATTTCAAAACCAATTGAAACAATATGAAAATGCTTATGCCAATTATGTTTTATTACTGAATGGTGCTAGTCGTAATCAAAAAAAATTTGTCAGTATTCCCGGACATACTTATTGGGGAACAAATATAACAGCACGAAAACAAGTGGGTAGTCGTGATCAATGTCAAGCTTTGTGTAGCACAGACCCAAATTGCAGTGGGGCTACATTTACTTCATCTACTTCAATGTGTTCTACTGCAAGTGGATTGAGTATTCTTTCTTCAGGACAAGCAACCGACTATGCAATTCTCCCCGAAATGACATTGTATATTCTTGCTTTGAGAAACGAAAATGATGCTTTGATGGAAATCTATAATCAAATGCTTCAAACTATGCAACACATTGATCCAGTTGCAACTCAAAATCTTGATTTAACCACCCAAAAAAAAGAGGATTTAAATAATATATATACTAATTTAAAGAGAGAGAGAAAAATGATTGATGACATATTGAAAAATGTTCATTCTATTGAACAAGAATACCAAAACAATTCTATTCAAGTAAAACAATCCAGTATGCAGTATGTTACGTGGTCTATTTTTGCATTGATTCTTGTGATTATTATTGCAAGATTGATGTTTTTCTAGAAATATATACATCTTTGGACATTTAGTCTAGTTTATCTATCTGCAACCTCTATAAAATTATATAATATTATATATATATTATTATATGAATAGCACAAATATGAAATCGGAAACGTTGATTCAAGGATTAAAATTCAAGAAAAAAATAAACATAATAAAACACAAAAAATCCAATTACATTTATGCAGGTTCTTGTAACGAGGACAAAGATGTGGAATCAACAAAAGAAGGAATGGAAGGACAAAATCAAGATGCCCAACAAGCACAACAAGTATTGGATCAAAATAGTATTACACAATCACAATTGACACAATTGCAAGATTTAAAAGCTCAATTTCAAACACTTTTATCACAATATCAAACATTATATAGTAGCAAAATGTCACAAACGCAAAGTTATTCACCCTCTACTACTAGTCAAAATGTATATGTCAATAGTGTTGCAAATACTACATCCTCTAATTTTATAGGTTGCTACAATAATAATCCTACTACCTCTTCTCTCGATACTTCTTTATGGAAAACGGGTCCCATCTATAATACACAAACATGTCAACAAGCAGCCATTCAACATGGATACAAATACTTTGGTCTGCAACATTTTGATTCTCAAAAACAAACCGGACTTTGTTCCATGACCAATAACTTGAATTCTGCGCAAACATCTGGGTTGGCACCTTCCACCATGTGTAATCAAGCGAGTGATGGATATGTTTATGGAGGAACATGTAGTTCAACAGACATAGGAACAAACAATCCAACTCTAATTAACGCAGTCTATCAGGTTCCAGATGCACAATATGTTGGAACTTTTGGAGATAGTCCTAATCGAGCCATGCCTTTACTTAATGGAGATAGTGTTACTTATACCTATCAAACATGCAAACAAGCAGCCATAAATGCAGGATCAAAATTGTTTGGTCTACAATATTTTCAACAAGGGTCTCAAACAGCACAATGTGGATTAAGCAATGATTTTACAAAGGTATCTCAATATGGACCAAAAACAAATCAAACTATTGCAAGAGATGGTAAAACATACGGAGGTGGTTGGTCTAATTCTGTTTATGAAATCAAAAACAATGCACAATATATTGGATGTTATCCTCATAATACACAAAGCACTGCATTAAAAAACGTAGGAACAAATGAAACGTATACTACTTGTTTACAAAAAGCCATTGCTAATAACCAAACATATTTTGCTCTGCAAAATGGAGGACCAGGAAAAGCAACTTGTATTGTTGGCAATGATCTATCTCAATTTCAAAATGGAAACGCAAATGCTATTGCCACACCTTGTTCCACTGGAAAGGATGGAAATCAATACGGAAATTGTAATGCGAATGCTCTTTATGGAGTAACAACGCAAAATATCGGAAATCCAGCAGATGTCGGAAAGGTGGGATACGTAGATGAAAATAACATTCTTTCCGAATATCCTGCTTCCATGATTGGATTTCTGCAAGGGAAACCCAATACATATACTTCATTGAATAATACCAACAATCCATCTGCTAGTAATTTTCCAAATATGCCCACTACCCATTCAACTTTGCAAGATTGTGGTGCAGCTTGTGATGCGTCCACTACATGTGTAGGATATGTATATGATTCCAATGTAAATAATTGCTGGTTAAAATCAACCAATCCTGTATCAGGATATATACCTGCAAGTGGAATGCAAACTTTTATCAAAACTCCTACTATTCTTCAATCAGACAATAGCTGCAGTAAAAAGGTTGTTCAGATCGATAGTGTGCAATGGGAAAGTTATACCAAATCATCCAATCCAATGACTCCTGCAACCTTGTGTGGTTTGTCCAAAAAATTAAAACCGACCGATGAACTATTGGATCAATTAAGAGGATCCTTAGCAACATTAGCAGATCAGATTATTCAAATGACTGGTCAATTTAAGCAAAACAATCAACAAATAAATGGTCAGATTGTTACGGATAGTGGTATATTGAATGATAATTTGACTCAATATAAGGAAATAAGTAAACAATTTGCGGAATATAAGAAATCTATAAATCCAAATATTCTTGGTATAGTATCAGATAGTAAAATCAAAGTATTGCAAAATAATCATGTATATGTCTTTTGGACTATATTAGCAATAGTCACATTGATTATTCTTTTTTCAACCATGATTAGATAAGCTGACATTTGGTTCTTGTTTGGTTCTTGTTTGGTTCTTGTTTGGTTCTTGTTTGGTTCTTGTTTGGTTTTTGTTTGGTTTTATTATGCAATAAAATATTTTTGTAGTGATATATATAATAATGCCAACAACACCAACATCCTCTCAATTGGATACAAATCAAAATACATTAACTGATATTCAACATTTGCAAGATATTGAAAGAAAACTTTTTTTAAATTTAGAAACTGCACTTGCCAATAATTCATTGACTTCTGATCAAAAACAATTACTAATCAATCAAATCAATGAAATTTCTCAAATGAGAATCAATCTTTTCAATCATATAAGTAACATGAATTCTGCTTATTATGACAATGTTTCTTCTTCATCCAATACGTTGGGTGATCAAATGGTTGCAATTCAAATAGTAGAAAAAGAGTTGAATGATGCAAAAAAGAGATTGAAAATGATTCAAGATGAATCTGCAAACAAATTGAGATTGGTGGAAATAAATGATTATTACACAAAAAAATACAATTTTCAATCCAAAATTATGAAATCGTTCATCTTTTTTTGTATCATTATCATTATACTTACTCTTTTGTCTAGAGTTATATTACCCAGAACTATTTATTATCTTTTGGTTACCATTACTATTATTTGGGCAGTTCTTCATATGGGTAATCTAATTATTTCTGCAAATACTCGTAATCCTATGAATTATCAAGAATACAATTGGTATTTTGATCCAACTACCGCTGCGGCCAAATTTGCGAATCTAGATGCAAGTGGAAATGATCCTTGGGCATTAAAAAACTTTACTTGTATTGGTCAAGCTTGTTGTCCCAATGGTTTCACTTATGATAGTAGTTTGAATTATTGTATGGTTACCGAAAATAAATAGAGATATTGTCAGTTAGAAATGGTCAGTTAGAAATGGTCAATCAGTTTTTGTAGCTAGTAAAAATATTTTAATGTCAATATATTATAATATAATATATTTACGAAAATGAATAATTTTTCGCTTTCACAAATCAGTTCCTTGATAAAACAATTACCCCCACAATTCACGCAGCAAGGATTGATGAATGGGTTTCCACAAACACCACTTACTTCACAGGCAATGGCAATGTCAACACCTGTCCTTTCACCGCCACCTGCTCCTCCAAAACCAGTGGTTTTTCAACAAGCAGCAAACCAAGATAGTCCTATTATAAATCCTGCAGCAATACAAACGGATGCTTCCAAAATGTATACTACCATGTTTGATTCTTTCAATAAAAATATTAAAAATACAACTCTTTTAACAGATACATACGATAATTTATTGAACAATTATGTTAACAATCAAGAATTATACAAAGGATATGCAAATTCAAATTCTATATTAACCACAAATATTCAAACGATTCAATCCAATATTTCTACAGATGAACGCATTAGTTATTATAAATATCAAAATATTGACTATTTAAAGAAATGGTACCGAGTCTTTTCTTGGATATATGCATTCTATTTTCTTGCTTTAGTAATAATATTGTTTTATAAAAATATATCCATAGTAAAAAAAATATTGATTTTTCTCTTCTTTTGTATTTTTCCCTTTATCATTACTCCTGTTGTTATTTTGTTTGTTTTCTTGCATAAAATAATATTTGATTTTTTCTTTTCCAAAGCATATACAAATAATAATTCTACATCTGATTCTAGTCTAAATATTGATTTCAATTCTACAAAAACAATCGATACTATAAAGAATACCATAGTATAAAACACACTATTTACATTAGAAACAATCTTAACCCATAAATCCCCCTTGATACATATCTCCATCATCTGGAACCACTATAGAAACACCTAACCAACATTTGTTTTTGTTCTTGCCAAATTTTTTATCCATGATATCATACAACTCTTGACGTTTGGGGATTTTTCGCATAACACCATACCATTTTTTGAATTCTTGATACAATCCATCCAGTGATATTTTGCCTCCCTCTTTCTTTTCCACCATTTCACTAATAAATGCAGTAAAGATATCTTGAGTCTGTCTATATTTGTTCGAAGATGCCATCACAATATCACAATCCTCAACATTGCCTTTGGTTTCAAATGCAATTTTGATTAACATGCTTGCAAATACGGGTGCAAATACAGATAATTGATCTTTCAAATTCTTGTCTTTCACAAATTTATACAAAATTTCTGGATCATTCCAATCATCATGCCCCTCATCCAAAAATTTTGCCATAAATGGGACTATACGAATTCTTCTCCATGTTCCATCATCATTGCTACCTATTTCCGGTAAATTGTTTGTGCAAACCACCAAACTGAATTGCGGCATAAATGTCTCACTTTCCGAATACAATTGTCTTCCTTGTATTGGATCCCCTCCCGTCAATTCTTTCATAATACCTTCATTAATACGTGCATCCTTGGATGGTTCTTGCATCACTGCATATCGAACCCCTTTCAATTGCATCAATTCCGAACATGTTCCACCCAGACTGGTGCGTTTGTCTGTCACTAATGTGATTGGAACTACCCCCTTGTAATCACCCAATGCTTTGGACATTAAATCCGTCAACATGGATTTTCCATTACTACCTGAACCCTGATAAATATTGAATGTCTGATTTTTGTTTTCACCAATCAATACGGATGCCAAATGATGCCATACATAACGATTCAGTGAAATATCCGGAAATAATTGTTCCATAAAGGTGACTATGTTTTCTTTGATTTCATTATAGTCTGGATTGTTCAAATGATCAATGTAAGGAAGTCCTGTCGATTTGGTAATATAATCCTGTGGATATCCAGCACGGAAAATTCCATTTTTGAAATCGACTACTCCGTTTGAAAAACACATCAAATATTTGTTCGAGTCCATATTTTTTATGAAATCTTTGTCATAAAATATTTCTGCTGCTTCTCGAATAATATTGTTTTTATCACTAGTCTTTTTCAATCTGTTCATAATAGTATAAGCCGTATTCACTTTTTTTCGCATTTTTTCATCTTTTTCACTTTTTTCACTTTTTTCACCTTTTTGTATGTCTCCATC